GTAATTGGCTTGCAATCGTCGCTCCTGTCAAATCAACAGGCGTACCGCTCGGCGCATACAATGCAGGCCATGACAGCGTTTTGCCGCGTTTAAATGTTGCCTTGCCGTTGATACACGTCATGTTAGCTCCCCAAAACCTGCCCACTGCCTGTTAGTGTAATATAGCCGTCTGGATCGACAATAGCACGGCCTGCTAGGCCGCGTGTAAACACGCCCGCGTCTTGCGGACTGCCACCGGCTCGACCAATATTGCCGCCTGCACCGGCAAATCCAGCTAAGCCGCTCGCACCGCCGACCAGTCGATCACCGTCCTCGCCGTTGCGGTTTCCAGTGCCCGCGGTGCCGTATGGCGCACCACCACCGCCGCCGTTAAATATGCCGCGCACCTGCCAATATGCGCCACCACCGCCACCACCAGCAATCGTGCCATTGTTGGTTAACGCAATCGGATATGATGCAAAAACACCATCTTGACCATCGGTGGCTTGTAATGTTGAGTTTGATCCGCCATTGCCGCCTGCGCCCGCGATATAACCGTTGTTGATTACTTCAACAATTACACCACTCGGCCAATCACCTGTTGTCAGCGCATAGCCCTCGTATTCCGGTTCGTCGTCGTCGCCGTACACCAACACATCAAAGCCAATCGTAACAAGCACTTCTACGCCTGCGGTCGGTGCATCAAACAGGCTGTCATGTAGGTCGCGCAAATCGACGTTGGCTACGTCTGCATCGATGTTGATTCGACGGATGCCGTCATTTGCTGCCGTGTCGAATGCAAACTCACGGGCGGTATACGTCCAAGTTGTGCCGCTTAACGCCTCTTTGCGCTTGATGACTTGCAGCAATAGTGACTGCGGTAGACCGTACATATCTTGCGTCTGTCGGTTGGTAATGCGCACAAAATCAGCTAGTTGGATTACGCTATCTTTAGCATCGACAACAAAATCAACTTCTCGCGGTGTGCGGCCATAGCGTGCTAGATAGCGGTTCGCAAGCTCGATTGCTGCCGCCCCGTTGGTCTCGGGTATCCATCGGCTTGTGATTGACTTGATGCGCAAATCATTGTTTTGCAGCGTGCCCTGATCAGCAAGATTAACGCCTGCCCAGATCACCTTGTAGTTGGTTTCGTCAGTCAGGTTTTTGGTTGTGTCAATCACGCCATAGAAAACATGCACCTCGTTTACGCGCAAATCATCCACGTCGCGCACCTTGATGCTGTCAGCAAGCAGGTTTTCCGATTCGGTGAGGTCATAGATGATTTCGCTGTCGGTATTTGGTCGGATCGCTTTAAAGCGGATAAGCTCAGCCACCTCATCCCAGTACACAAAAAAGCCCACTTGCTCTGCAAGCTCGCTGATCAACTTAGACACGCCTGTTGGCGCAGTAATCAGGGCGCTATAGCGACGTGGCAAAAAACCGACTTGCTCTGTATCCCATCCCGACTTGTCGATATAGGTCGGATCGACGTTAGCGCCATCGGTCAGCAACTCATAGGCAATATCCTGTGATTTTTCGCCGTCAATCCATCCGCATAATTGCACCGTGTCACCCGCCTTGTGCTCCTCGGCAGATGTACCGCCCATGCCACGATCCACAAACGTCAGCACGTCGCCCACTCGCGTGTAGCTCATGACTTCGCTGCCGATGCGCACAAAACCTTCCGTGTCGTAATCATCGCCTACGGTTGCGGGCGTGAGCGTGGCGCTTGTGGCGGCTGCTGTGATGTTTGCAGACAGTTTGCCTTGTGATGGTCTTGGGTATACCGCACGGTCATCAGATGCAAGTTTAAGCGCGTCCTTGCCTGTAATCTGCACCTTGCCATCAGCAGACAATCCTGCCCACGACTCAATAAAAAACGTCCGTCGCTCAAAGTTGGTCGGGACATACGCGCCTTGCTCAGTGAGATAGCCACTGTACACGCGCATGACACGCCCGTTGTAGTATGGATTGCGTGCGCGTAGTCGACCAAAAAACGTGCCTTGCTCAATCGGTTGGTATGTCCGCTCGGTCACATACGGATCAATACGAATATCCGAATGTGCAAAATCCTGCATCGTCACCGTCATAGACGCACGCAATCCGATCCCGTTTTTGGGATCAATCGTTGCAGGCGTGTGGCTGATTGCATCAAGGCATGGGATCGCATCCAAACCGTCAGGCAATGCACCACCGTTGCGGCTGCAAAAGCGGTATGTTTTGGTAATGCGGTTAAAGTTGGGCGTGTCTTTGCAGGTTGCGAAAGTGTTAAAGCATTTAGCATCCCCACTACCAACAGCGGTACATGGCGATGATCCAAAGGTGTTAGCGCAATAGTCTAGATCAATCTCAACAAAAACAAATGGCTGCCGACCAAATCCACTGCGATTGGCGATATAGCCACTAGCAGGGACTACTGAGCCGTCGAGGTTGTATTGCGTCAGCAGCGTGGCGAGCATATCGGTTACTCATAAATGATTGTGATGTCAGCGGCAGTTCCGCCTGCCAATACAACAGTCAAACCCGTCGTAAAATCTAACTCATAATCAAACGCACCGCCTGCATTGACCGTGTCCACCGCGCCGATCACTGCGCCTGTTGCGGCTGTGTTGTTGTAGATGGTCAATGTGTTGACTATACCGCCTCTTGTGTTGATTATGATGCGACGCAAAACGCCTGCACCGCTTTTAACCGTAGTCGTGCCGTTTGCGTTTAGATGCAAATAGGACGACGAGGCTGGCTTGGTGATGACAGGCTGTATGACATCGACGCTCAACGGCTCACCGCCACTAATGCCTTGCACCGTTAGCACGTCGGGGCTTGGTGTACCTGCTGTGCCAAAGTCGGGCTGCTGCGCTGCTGTAGCCGCACCTGTAGGCAATGGCAACGATACCGCGCTAATCGCTACTGAGGTATTGGTCACGTTGACATTAAGGCTTGTGCCTGTCAGTCGCGCATACTGTGACTGGTTTTCAGGATCGGCAATGCCAATAATTTGACGATGGACAAGGCCAAAACCCGTTGTAACCGTTGCCGTATCAAGCGTTTTTGACTGCTGCGGTACTGATACGCCATTGACTGTGATCGCCATTACTTCATAACCCCTTCAATCGTTACGCCTACGCTTGCCCAAAAGCGGTTTAACACCTTGCTTTCAAGCCATTGCTTTTGCATCGCCAGTACATTATCCGCCAAAACGCTATTGTTCCACGAAAATATAAACGGATATAAATCAGCGTGTTGTCGGAATGGTAGCCAAACCGTGTCAACCCATGTATGCGGCACGGGATCAACTTTAATCTGAATCGGATCAAGGCCACTGCGCACAATCGAGCGGCCAAGATATACGCCCGACTCGCTTTTGTTGTTGGTCGTGTCTACAACCTCATTCCATCTCGGCGGCTGAAAATTGTTATAAAAACCACGCTCAAATAGCATCCGCTCGCCAAATGCCACCACGCCGATCCGACACACGTCAGCAGCGTCAAAGGTGATGCGCACATAGCGCCGACTGATTGCGTCTAGGCGTGCGCAGATGATTGCGTTGCCGTTGGGGACTTGGCTGTATGCTGTGGTCGTGTCGTAGCGGTACGCGCCTTCGTACGCTGATCCGTTTTTAGTGAGCGTTAGCAATTCGACGGCTGTTGAAAAGTCAGATGCGCTATCAACTTCTACAACGATATTGTCTGCACCCGTGCTAAAAAGCGTATGCCCTGCGATTGCCACATAATCCATCGGCATAGTTGCGCCTAAATCAAACACTAGGCTGCAAGCACCAGCGTCAAACTGCACAAAGTCAAATGCAGCCCAATTGCCTGCTGATAAAGCGCTGAATCCGCTAGAAACATTTGTGCCGCTAATCGATGTAGCGGCAAGTGTGGCGTGATTGTCGTAGCCGATAAACGCATTGTCAAACGCCATTAGGTCACCCTCAAAACCGCGCCATCCGCCACTTCTTCGCCGATGCGCGTAATTAGCTCGCGCACAGCATCTTTACTATACATGGTATTGTCACTGCCATACAGTCCGACGCTCACAAAACGCTGCGTAATCGGTGCAGCGGATTCGCCGCCACCTCCGCCAACGGACGACGAACCTCCGCCACCGCCACCGCCGCCTGATCGACCACCGCCGAACGTCGCTGATCTAATCTGCTGCAACTGTGCAACCTGTGCGGCAAATGCTGTGGCAGCAAAAACAGCGCCGACCACTGGACCGCCAATTTTTGCCCCTGCTGCATAAGAGTCTATCACCGTTTGCGGTATTATGATGGCCGCCGACGCAAGCGCCAAAGCCTTTTGCGCTTCAAACATCTTTTTGCTGTGACCGCTAAACGCAGTAAATGACGTAGCCAAAAACTTGAGATTGCCTGCCAGCGTGCCTTGCTGTAGCGCGTTCGTCATGTCTTGCATCAATGTGCCGGTATTCATCTGCAAATCAAGCATACGCGCATCATGATCGGCTTGCAGTTGCATAATCTGCTCGTTAGTAATGCCGCGCATAGCTAATTCTCGCGCTGACATTTTATCAAGAACCTCCATTTTTGCCGCATGTTGAGCCTGCATAATCTCAATCTCAGTCATACCGGCCTGCTGCACAAGCTCGGCAACGGATTCGTTTTGCTGCAATCGCTGTTGCATTTCTTCGGCGTTTGCATTTGACCTGATGACCAACTCCTCAGCCGTCTGATTGCGCATGATCTGCGTGCTATCAGACAGCATCTGATCTTTATCGCCCTGTGGCATGCCTGTCAGTTTTGCGAGCTTTTCGATCTCGGCGTTGCGCTTTTGATACTCGGCTTCGATCTGTGCAAACCGATCTTGTGTCGATGCCAAAATAGATGATGTGAGCGCCTGCGCACGATTCCGCGTCTCGTTGTCGTACGCGATTTCTAGGTTTTTAACCGCTTCCTCATGTTCTTTGGCGGATATCAATTCATTTTTATAGCGGTCGTCTATCTGAGCCTTTGCTAGCTGATACTGCCGCGCTCTAACCTGCTCCTCGTCCATCGCCGACTGACGGATAGTTTCAAGCATATCCTGCGCTTGCTGCTTGGCTGCTGCGAGTTCTTGAGCGCGTGCTTCTGCGTCTTTGCGCGCTTTATCTGCCGCTTTTTTGGCCTCCTCGGCGGCTTTTTTGCCGACGTTGGTCGTTTGTCCGCTATCAACTGGCTTTTTATTAGCTGCATCAAGCATATCAGACAGGTTTTTTAGGTCTGCCTTCGATGTGTTTTCGCCTGCATTCATGTATTTGTTGATTATTTCAGCATACTTTTGCAGCTTGCCTTCTAAATCAGCATTTCCTTCGTCGATGATTTTTCCAGCTTCGGCACGGTTTGCGTTGATCTTTTTGGCAATCTCGATAAGGCTATCATTCCAATCAATACCCTTAAATAGTGCTACACCGCCCGCTGCCACGCCACCGATGGATGACCCAAGCAAATCAAATACTGCGATTGCGCCCGTAGCAATTGCCACCATGCCGCGTAGCACATTGGCAAACACCATGCCTGTCTTGGCCGCTGCGCTTTGCCCTTGACTCGTGTCGGCAAACTCGCCTGCCAATTCACGCAAAACAGGCAGCAACTCCTCTGCCATCTGATTGTGAGCGCCTTTTAGCGACTGCTCAACAAGCCACATCGAGGTTTTCATCTCGGATGCTTTGTCTAAAAACTCGTCAGACATAAGGCTGCCAGCTTTGGCTGCCGCTTCGCCAAACGCCTCAAACCCTTTGCCACCATCTTTTAGTAGTGGCAACAGGTGGCTAGACTCGGATGCGATGCCCTCCATCATAAAGATCATTTGATCCTGCGGCACTTTCGCCTTTTCCATAGAGCTAACATATAGTTGCAAGCCTTCCATGCCGCTAAGATTGCGAAATTCTTTGGCTGTGATGCCGATTTTTGGGGCGACCGTCTCAAAAAAGTCGATCATGCCGCCGCCTTCGGTTGTCGAGAAATCCCCCATCTTATCAACAACATCTTTGAGAATGTCGCCAAAATCTTTGGTTTCCAACCCGACAGCCGACGCACCAGCAGCAAAAAACTGAAACTCTTGAGCGGTCATGCCTGCCGCAGCAGCGTATTTTTGCATCTCCATTGCGCTATCGGCTGCTGAGTTGGCGAGTAAAGTTGCAGCAGCAGTAGCCGCCGCCATCGCCCCGCTAATCACGCCCATGCTGTTGTTGATCGAGTCGCGAGCTTTGGCAATGCCGTTAGCCATACTGCTACCGGCGTTTTGATTTTGCCGCTCAAACTCATCTAATCGGCGCTGTGCCTGCTCCAAGTCTTGAGTAAGCTGATCGACTCTTGCGCGGATCTCAATAATCAGATCATCAGGTGATGCCATTTGCTGCCGCCTTTGCTGCCCGTTTTGCTTGGATTTCCTTGTACCACTCTTTCATGTCGTCGTAGCGTTCGCGGGTCATCGGTAGCACCTTACCTGCCGCCAATAATGCACGCTCGTACTTGCTAGACCAGAGTGCCCAAAATTGCTTTGGTGTCAGTCCTGCGGCTTCGGACGGGCTGATCTCAAGATCAAGTATCGCGCTTGAGATCAGTTGCTCCCATACGCTGCCGCCGTTTACTTTGGGGTTTCGTCGTCCGATTTGATGGATAGTTGCACCGATGGCTTGGCAGTCACTGCGTCAGTCAGTGCAGACATAACCGCGATTAAGATGGCGTTTAACCCTTCATCAACAATGGCCTGTCCCACGTCCTCACGTTTCCACCAACTCGGCAGACGGTCGCCCATCGGCTGCGCAGCCACAAAAACAATAGATGCGAGGTCAGACAAGCGATAACGTCCGCTCGAAAACTCTTGCAGCAATTGCACCGCGCCCTTGCCTGTTGCTGCTTCCATTTTTTCAAGGGCAGCAAAGGTGGGCACGATGCGCAATTGGTCGCCGCGCAGAGTGATTAACTGTACTGTACGGCTCATGATCGCTCCTTATGGTGCTGCGGTGTATTGGATTTCGCCTGCCGATGCAAAGGCGAAGTCGTAGGTTTCAGCAGCGTTGTAATCACCACTTGCAGATGTCGAGGTGATCTCAAACAAGCCCTTGAACTCATCGCCCAAACCGCGAATGATCTTGAGCGTTACATGAGTCTTGTTAATGACTGCATTCATCAAAAACGCATACGCCGCAGCGTTATTGACCTGACCGCTACACGACACATCCATGCTGGTGACACCTGCGCCCTCAAGTAATTCGCGCCAAAGGTTGCCGTCTTTGTCGGTGACATCGACCGACTCTTGGTTGATCGTAAATGACGTGCTCGTCATGCCTGCAATGTCGGTGTATGTTGCAGGTGCGGTGAGCGCCTGAATCATCAACTCTTTGCCTTTAAACTTTGCCATGCTGTTAAACCTCGCTAATCAGCAGTCTAAAACGGATGATACCGTGACGGGTCACAGCATCGCTGTCTAAAATGATCTCATGCCGTGTGTACTGACACAACACAGTCTGAGTTGGGGTGATATTGAGCGTGACGTTATGCAATGCGGTGTGCGCATCGTTAAAAAAATCAC